AAGAGCTGACTATGAACCAGATGGGTCTAGTCCGTGCGAAGCGTGTAGCTACAGCATTTATGCTGGTACGCCGTGAAGTGTTTGAGCAAATGTCTGAAGCTCACCCAGAGTGGACATACTACGACACGCGGTCTGACCGCATGCTAAACGCCATGTTTGATTTCCTTGTTACCGAAGAAGGTTACATCGGAGAGGACTTCCTCTTCTGCGACCGTGCGCGGGAGCTTGGTTTTGAAGTGTGGGTAGACCCCACAATCACATTAGGCCACATGGGCGTACAGGAATATGTCGGTAACTACGGTGAAGACATTCTCTACCCGCTAGTTGCCCCCGCACAGAAGGATGAAGTATAATGCCCGTACGTAAAGGAAGCAAAAAACTTGGCGCTAGTCCCGGCTTGTTTAGCAAAGATGCTTTAGGAGATGATGAAACTAGGCTGGCTAGATACTCTCAACTAAATGCAGAGGAAAAGGCACGTGTACGCGCCAAGGAAAAGGCTGTGCTCGAAAAGGCAAAAAGTGAGCGCGAACGCCCGCTGTCAAGTCGTATCATGGATAGGTATTACAAGATGGGACCCTCCTTTGTCGCCAATCCACGCGCGAAGGAAGCAGCAGAAGACACTTCACAGCGCGAAAGTCGATATCAAGATGCTAAGAGAGAAGCATCTAAGTCGGATAAAGACCGGAATAGGGAAGTAAATGGGTTTCCGGCTAAAATGTACCCGGTTGACCGCAAGATAAAACTTCGTAAGGGCGGTTCTGTCTCCGCTTCGCGTCGTGGCGACGGTATTGCCCGCAAAGGCAAAACTCGTGGGAAGGTCTGCTAATGGCTAAGACCCCGGCTTGGACACGCAAGGAAGGCAAGGACCCCAAGGGTGGCTTGAACGCCAAGGGTCGTGCGTCGTTGAAAGCGCAAGGGCAGAATATTAAGCCCCCAGTCTCAGCGAAGCAGGCAAAGAAGTCGCCTAAGTCTGCCGCACGCCGTAAAAGCTTTTGTGCTCGTATGTCGGGTATGCCGGGTCCAATGAAGGACGAGAAAGGTCGTCCTACTCGTAAAGCCCTATCGTTACGTAAGTGGGATTGTTGACGTGGAAATGATGATATGGAACATCATACTGAGCGCAGTGGTAGGCATCATGGGCTTTCTATTCAAAGGCAAGTTCGAGGCTCTTGACCGGGTAACCATCTTACTCAACAAAACTCGTGAAGAAATCGCTCGTGAGCATGTTACCCGTTCGGAAATGAACACGATGGTCGATAAGTTAGGGGACCGGTTTGACCGGGCCTTCGAACGTCTTGAAGCTAAGGTAGAAGAAATAGGAAGGACAAAGTCATGATGGATAAGAAGAAAAAGTCGATGCCGCCGCAGCCAACCGCTGCTGACCGTGCCCGTAGCAAGGCTCAATTGGACTCGCTAAAGAAAATGAAAGTTTCCCCCGAAGGAGCACGCGTAATTGCGAGCGCAAACCGTTCCGAAGGTCCGGGCTACAAAAAAGGTGGCAAAGCCAAGGGCAAGCCATTCGCAGCAACTAAGTTCGGCGCTGCAATGATGAAGAAGTCGGACGATACCAAGGGTCGTGCAATGGTTAAGAAGGCCGGTGGCGGCAAGTGCTACGCTTCGGGCGGTCTTGTTGCCGGACACAAGTCGGCTGACGGTATTGCTAAGAAGGGCAAAACCAAGGGTAAAATGCCGACGATCAAAAACGGCGGTTCCTGCTAATGCGCGCCTGTCGGGGTATGGGGGCCATAAACCCTTCAAAAATGCCGGGGGCGAAAACTATTCGCCGCAAGGATAACCCTGATAAGGTTCAGATGTTTGCAGCTGGTGGTAAGTCGAAGGTCAATGAGGCCGGAAACTACACCAAGCCCGGCATGCGTAAGGCTATCTTCAACGCCATCAAAGCGGGTGGTAAGGGCGGCGCGCCGGGCCAGTGGTCTGCACGTAAAGCCCAGATGATGGCGAAGCAGTACAAAGCTAAAGGTGGCGGATACAAGTGAGCGGACTTGCTAAATCACAGCAGAGCTTGAAGTCTTGGACTCAGCAGAAGTGGCGGACCAAAAGTGGTAAGCCATCGACGCAAGGGTCTAAGGCAACAGGCGAACGCTACCTACCTGAGAAAGCTATAAAGTCCTTGTCTTCTGCAGAGTATGCAGCGACAACCAAAGCTAAGCGGGCTGGTAAGGCTAAGGGTAAGCAGTTTGTTAAACAGCCAAAAACTGTAGCAAAGAAGACGAAGGGGTTCAGGTAATGTCTAAGGGTGGTTCACCAATGGGAGGCGGCGGCTTCGGCGGTCAGCAACAGCAAGGCGGCTTTGGTGGCTTTGGTGGCTTTGGTGGCTTTGGCGGTCAGCAAGGTGGCTTCGGCGGTCAGCAGCAGGGCGGCTTCGGCGGCGGCTTCGGCGGCGGCTTTAACCAGATGCCTCAACAACAGCAGGGCTTCGGCGGCGGCTTTAACCCGATGCAGCAGCAGGGCTTTGGTGGCTTTGGTGGTGGGTTCCAGCCTTCACGCCAACGCTTTAACCCTATGCAGCAACAGCAGGGTTACGGCGGTCAGATGCAGGGTTTTGGCGGTCAGATGCAGGGTTTTGGTGGCGGCTTTGGTATGCCTCAGCAGCAGGGTTTTGGTGGTGGTTATGGTATGCTTCAGCAGCGGCAGCAAGACACCGGCGCGCAGGAGGCATATAACCAGTTCATGCAGCAGCGAAGGCAGCAAGGGGACCAGACTCTAGCACTTAATACCCAACTACAGGCTGCGGGTAAGCGCGGTATGTTGGGGTATTCGCCCGAGCAAATGCAGCAGTCCCTAGCGGCTCCGGCTCCCCAGCAGCAAGACTTCAGCCAATCTCAAGCCGCATCTCAAGCCGCTGCGCTACAGTCTATGGGTATGCGCCAGTCAGAAGGTGGTTATGACGCGGATATGGGTGCATACAATCAGGCATCTGCTGAACGGAATATGGCAGCGCGGGCAGAGCAAGCGAACCAACCCCCTGCAAGTATGGAAACCCTAGCCAGCACGCTTCGGGGTATGGCTGGTGGTCAACTACAGCAAAACCCAATGCAGCAACAGGGTATGAACCCAATGCAGCTAACGGAGTTTGGTAGGCAGTTACCAAATGGCGGTCGAATGGATATGAGTCAGCAGCCTTCGCAGCAGCAACTAGATATGTATAATAACCGAATGCGTACGGCGATGGATAATACCTTGCAGCAGTACGGTGGCGACCAAAGTAACCCTGCGTACCAAGCACAAATGCAGGCACAAGACCAGCAGATGAGGAGCCAGTTTGGTCTCCCACAATCTGTAGCTGCGCAGCCGGGTGGTAATCTTGCTGGGGGCGGTCAGCAGTCCCCCATGGACCAGATGCAGCGGTACCAGCAGATGATGCAGCAGATGGGGCAGCGAGCAGCAATGCCGGGTAACCCCTACGCTCAGCAAATAAGCCAAGAAGACCCACGCATGCAGATGATGCGTAATATGCAGCGCATGCGTTTTGGTGGTTTCTAATGACTACTAGCGGCACCACAGCATTTAACCTCAACCTCAACGACCTAGTCGAAGAGGCTTTTGAGCGTTGTGGGGCTGAGCTTCGCACGGGCTATGACTTACGCACTGCGCGTCGCAGCTTGAACCTGCTCACTATTGAGTGGGCTAACCGTGGCATTAACCTGTGGACCATTGAGCAGGGCTCGATACCACTTGTGCAGGGGCAGATTGTTTACGACTTACCCATCGACACCATCGACCTACTTGAGCATGTCGTGCGCACCCAGACTGGGCAGCAGCAGACTGATATCACTATTAACCGTATCAGTATCGACACATACTCGACAATTCCGAACAAGAACGCGCAGGGTCGGCCTATCCAAGTATGGATTAACCGCCAGTCAGGTGCAGACTATCCGACTACTGGCGTGAAGGCTCCGCAGATTAACGTCTGGCCAGCGCCAGACCAGAGCAACTATTATACGTTTGTCTACTGGCGCTTGCGCCGCTTACAGGATGCTGGTGATGGTGTTACTACGCAAGATATACCGTTTAGGTTCCTCCCTTGTCTGGTGGCTGGTCTCGCGTATCACCTATCCTTAAAGGTGCCCGGTGCGCTTGAGCGCTCTCCCGGACTTAAGATGCAGTACGAAGAACTCTGGCAGCAGGCTGCTGATGAGGACCGCGAGAAAGCGCCGTTGCGCATCGCACCTCGTCAGTATTTCCGGTGATTTGTGCCTAATCGGTTCGCTTCTGGTAAATGGGCAATCGCCCAGTGCGACCGCTGTAACTTCCGCTACAAGCTTAAGGAGCTTAAGCGGCTTGTCATTAAGACCAAGAACATCAACATCCTCGTGTGTCCCACTTGCTGGGAACCAGACCAGCCGCAGCTTCAGTTGGGTATGTACCCCGTGGATGACCCACAGGCGCTACGTGACCCACGGCCAGACAACAGCTATAATCAAGCTGGTCTGAACGTGAACAATAACCCAACTGATGGTAGCCGCGTAATTCAGTGGGGGTGGGACCCTGTAGGGTTAAATAATCCTTTGGGTTTATTTGGTCTTCCAAATACGCTATTAGGCAATGGTCAAGTAGGGACCGTAACGGTACAAACGTAGGAGAATTAGTGATGGACAAGAAAGATATGAAGCAGGACAAGGCCACTGCAGCGAAAGCCGTGCACAAGCACGAGCGCGCAATGCACAAGGGCAAGCCTCTGACTAAGATGGCCAAGGGCGGCAAGACCAACGCACAGATGGGTGCTATGGGCCGTAACCTCGCCAAAATCGCAAACCAGAAGAAATCTTCGCGGAGCAAGTAATATGGCTAAGTTCAGCAAAATAATGGGTGGTAAGGAAGTCGGCTCTGCCGAAGTCTATGCTAAGCCACATACCATGACGGGTGGTACTAATATCAACCTCGGCAACAACGGCTACCCGAACAATATCCCCAACACCCAGACGCTGAAGACTCGCGGCACGGGTGCGGCTACCAAGGGTACGCACAGCAGCACGAAGATGGGCTAATGAACTACTCAGAACTGTTCGAGACAATCAAGGGGTACGTCGAAAACGATTTCCCCAACACCTCATGGACCGCTTCTAACGGCTCCAGCACGGTGACGTTTACGTCTACCGAACAGATTAACACGTTCATCGAACAGGCTGAGCAGCGCATCTTTAACACGGTGCAGCTGCTTGACTTGCGTAAGAACGTGACGGGTAACATGACGTCAGGTAATAAGTACCTTTCGGTGCCTTCAGACTGGCTGGCTAACTTCTCCATGGCTGTCATCGACGCTACTGGACGCTACGAGTATTTGCTTAATAAGGACGTCAGTTTTATTCGGCAGTCGTTTCCTAACCCAAGTACGACCGGTATACCCACACACTACGCCTACTTTGACGAGAACTCGTACATCTTGGGGCCGACGCCGGATGCTAACTATGCAGTCGAACTGCATTATTTTTACTACCCAGAGTCCATTGTGACTGCTGGTACGTCTTGGCTGGGTGATAATTTTGATAGTGCTCTGCTCTATGGTGCGTTGATCGAAGCGTATATATTTATGAAGGGCGAGCAAGATATCAATGCTGAGTACCAGAAACGGTACGACAGCTCGATGAGCATGCTCAAACAACTTGGCGAAGGCAAGAACCGTCAGGATATGTACCGGACGCCGCAGGCGCGGTATCCGGTCCAGTAGGAGATATAGATGTTTAACGGTTTAAGCGATGTCGGAAATGTGATGGTCATGACGACCGAAGGCCGTGGTTTCACGCCCGAGGAGACGGCTGAGCGTGCGTTGGATAAAATTATCTACGTAGGTAGCGTATCACATCCGGCTATCCGCGACCAAGCTGAAGCCTTCAAAGACAGCATACGTGCAGTACTTGTGCACTATATGCATGAGGCCGTACGGTCGCATAACGTAACTCTGGTGAATAAATTTAAACAGGCGGGGCATCCAGAACTAACCGCCATACTCGATACATAAGGAGGCCTTAAGATGGCAATTACCCAAGCAATGACCACGTCGTTTAAGGCCGAGCTTATGCTCGCTGTACACGATTTCCGTGTAACTGGTGGCGATACTTTCAAACTCGCACTGTACACCTCGTCGGCTTCTCTTGATGCAAACACAACGGCGTATACTGCGTCGAACGAAGTTTCGTCTTCGGGCACCAACTACACCGCTGGTGGCGGCACGTTGGTTAACCTTGGCGTAGTTACGTCGAACAATACGGCTTCGACAGGTACGGGCTTCACCGACTTTTCCGACCTGACCTTTGCCAACGCGACCATCACGGCTCGCGGCGCGCTTATCTACAACACAACCCCCTCGGCTAACTCGAACGCGAACACCACGCTGACGAACGCTGCTGTGGCTGTGCTGGATTTTGGTTCGGATAAGACCTCGACAAATGGTGATTTCACAATCATCTTCCCAACGGCCACCAACACCACCGCTATTATTCGTATCGCGTAAGGAAAACTAATGGCTCTTGTTCTCGCTGACCGCGTCCGCGACACCACTACTACGACTGGTACAGGTACGGTAACGCTCAGCGGGACCGCGCCAACCGGGTATCAGACCTTTGGTGCGGCTATCGGCAATGGCAACACGACCTATTATACGATTAATGCTGGCTCCCAATGGGAAGTCGGTCTCGGTACTTATTCATCTACCGGCCCTACACTTGCGCGTACCACGGTGCTTTCATCCAGCAATGGTGGCTCTCTGGTTGACTTCTCCACCGGCACCAAAGACGTCTTCGTCACATATCCGGCTGAGAAGTCGATTAATGAAGATGCGTCGGGGAATGTGGGTATTGGTACGACTTCGCCAGCGACAAAGCTGCAAGTTACAGTGGCTCCAACTGGAACAGCCGATAATGGAATGCGCGTCACTGACGGCACTCGCATTATACAGACAACTATTACTGGCAACACATATTCCTACATTGGAATTGGCGCTAGTGAGACAATGCTTTACAGCACTGGTAACCCACTCAACATCGTTTCAGACGGCCAGCCGATTAAGTTTATTGCGGGAACCGCAGAACGTATGCGCATCACAAGCGCGGGTCTCGTCGGAATTGGTACGAGCGCGCCGGGTGCGGCGCTTCATGTGTTTGGCAACAACGGCGTATTTGGAACCAATTCGTTCTTTGGCCTCAACGGGTCAACGTCTGGTATTGCTATTGGAAACAACGGGACAATTGGTCTTATTCAAGGTCAGGCTACGGCAGCGTCTTCCACCGCTGCTAATATTGGTATTCAGGTAAACGGCGGCAACGTCGGGATTGGTACGAGTTCGCCGGGTGCGAAGTTTCAAGTCATTGGGAGCACTACCGTTGGTGGATACGCCAATGTCGCGGCGGCATTTGGTGCGGGTGTCTCATCTGAGTTGTACGTCGGAAGCCTAAACGGTAACAACCCATATATTGGCTCTGGCGGTGCGTTTCCTCTTAGTTTTAACACCAACTCCGCAGAACGCATGCGCATCGACAGCAGCGGTAACGTCGGGATTGGTACGAGTTCATTAAGTGCGCGTTTTTCGGTTAATGGCGGAAGCGGTACTTCGCAAACTCGTTTTGAGGTTAGCACTACTGAGGTTCAAGAAGTTGCTACGAACGCAGCGCAAAGCGCCTACGCAAACCGCCTAACAGATGCCGCGCAGCATATCTGGAAGGTTACCGGCTCAGAACGCATGCGCATCGACAGCGCAGGCCTTGTTGGGGTCGGTACTACTGCGCCGAGTCAAAAACTGACGGTCCAAGGCGCGGTACTTACTCTTCCTGCCGCTGGCTGGTCCGCAGGGCAAACTGCTTTTAATTACCTCGGTGATACCGCTGGGGGGATTAAGGCCACTAACGGCGGAAATGTTAACGTATTTGCCTATAATGGTTTTGACGTAACAGTTAACGGCCCCTCTCCTGTCACTGTGATGACGATAACGGCTGCGACAAACGTCGGGATTGGTACGAGTTCGCCGGGTAAAAAGTTAGATGTAGTGGGTCAGTTTCGTATTCAAGGGAGCGCTGCTTCTGGATACGCACTTGCTGAGTATGGAAGTTCTGCCACAGCCACTAACAACTGGCATGTAGGTTCCGAAGGCGATGGCACATTCCGTTGGTATAACGGAATTTTCGGTGCTGGTACTGAACGTATGCGCATCACCAGCGGTGGTAACGTTGGGATTGGGAAAACACCAGCATTTGGCCTTCTCGACGTAAACGGCGCTATCTTTGCAACGGACGACGGAACTTATTCTTTTGGCCGCAATAATGGATCAAATAGCGGTGGTTGGAAGTTTGACAGCACAAACCCGTCAATCGTAACTTATGTCGGCAACGGCTCGGAACGCATGCGCATCGACAGCAGCGGCAACGTCGGGATTGGTACGTCTGCGCAGACTGTTAAACTGCAAGTGATTTCGGATGGCGCTCCCGCTGCATCTGGTAACATGACAACGGGTATGATGGTGGCCTCTGGTATCGGCTCATTTGCGCTGAACATGGGCGCTAATTCTACCGGCGGCTATACTTGGATTAACTCAGCTTACACCAATAACAGCGGCATTGCATCCCCTATGGTATTTATGACCGGCGCAACAGAACGTATGCGTATCGACAGCAGCGGTAACGTCGGGATTGGTACGAGTTCGCCGGGTAGTAAGCTGGATGTTCGTTCAGCCAACATCGCGGACAGCACAAACGGCGGGATTATCAACGTGTACTCCACTACTGCGCAGGCAGCGAATGTGGGTGGGAAATTAGACCTTGGCGGTTTATATGATGGGAGCAACTCGTTGTCGTTTGCATCTGTCGCTGGCCGCAAAGAAAACGGTACTAGTGGGGACTGGTCTGGCTATATGCAGTTTAGCACCCGCCGGTTTGGCGCTGATTTTGTCGAACGCATGCGCATCACCAGCGGTGGTAACGTAGGGATTGGTACGAGTTCGCCAGCGGTAAAGCTAGACGTAAACGGTAGCATCAATTTTGGCGCGACACTGATAAGTGGAGGTGGCGTCAGTACCGGCGACTGCGCTTTTGAACTTGGCGGCAATCGCAGCGCAAGCGGCAATGCCTACATAGACTTCCACGCTACAGCAGGAACTGATTTTGAAAGCCGTATCATCCGCTACGGCGGCGCAAACGGCGGCATGGATATTATTAACGCTGGCACAGGTGGAATGGTGCTTTCTGTGTCTGGCTTTGCCCCTATGGTTTTTCAGACTAATAGCACAGAACGTATGCGTATCGGTTCTAACGGCGCTGTTGCTATCGGCGGTACGGGGGGTGACGCCTCGCTGCACATTCAACAAGCCTACGGTGGCTACAACCGTCTGACGCAGATGTCGCCGTCTGGCACTTCGGCTAACGCTTTCAACCTTATGGCGTCGAAGAACTCAGGCGGTGGCGATAACTGGTGGTCTTGGGGTGTTCGTACAGATAGTGTGTGGGCTTTAGTTCCGGGCGTTAATGATGCTCTTAACCCGACCAACGGTATTTATTTCGACAGTAGTTCTCAGGCGTACAAACCCGGTGGGGGTAGTTGGCAGGCGACTTCCGACCGCACCGTCAAGACAAATATCGCACCAATCGTAGACGCCGCCAGCCGCATTATGGCGCTCAAGC